CGATACGCTGGCCACTTTGTCCGGGTCCATCCGGAGCATCTTGGCCAGCAAGGGACTGTAGGTATCTGCAGCAGCAGTGGTGTCTTCGGCCATTTTAATCTCCGTAATCGTCTACGTAATCGTCCAAGTTCCCACTGTCTTCGCCGACTGTGTCGCCTTCGAGTATTGCCCGAATTCGTTCGGCTTCATATTCGTCGTCAATCACCCGCTGGCGCTCAGCCCTTTCATACTCGAGGTCAGCCGCCCGTTGCAGCTCTTCTCTCTCCCTCTCAATTCGGTCGATCTCTTCTTGGCTTCTCCCAGGGTCGCCGCCACCAACGTTCGCGGGTTCGTAGATCTTCACACCGTTCCGATCGTAAATCGCGCCAGTAGCCGGGTCGGTGTACGTGCCATCTTCATTCTGCTGGTAGCCGAACATCGGGTCACCAGCTACCTTCGACTTGTCTTTATAAGGATTGTCAGCCACACCGGCCACACCGCCGATCCCGGCTGCACCAGTAATAGCACCCAGTATACCTTTTGCCGCGACATCGGCGTAGGTTTTTTCGCCCAGTATCGATTTGAGTACATTGTTTACTGCGCTCGGCGATCCACCGGCACCAGAGGAGAACAGCGTGCCCAGACCCGCGATCTGTGACAGCGGCGAGTTAGCGTACGCGCCGGGGACCGGTGCATTAGCGGTTTGCGACACGGTGGTAGGCACTTTAAGGTTCGTGAACACGTTGGCTGCGTTCGTGGCGTTGGTGAGTGGTGCATTGAGTCGCGCTTGCGCCAGCTTTTGCTCATTCTCGCCCATCTTGTAGGTTGCATCGATCCCCTTGAGTGCCGTATCCTGTGCAGTGGTCCCCAGTGCCGCTCTGGTCGTCGCCTCAGCCATCGCGTTTTTGTAGTCAGCATCAGTCAGATCGCCAAGCATTTTACCGGCTGTAAGCATCCGCGTTTTATCCGCCTGGGCTGCGGTGAGTGCTGACTGGTAGCCGGAACTTAACGCTTTGGACTGCAACCCTCCCATGTCGCTCAACGCACCACGCAACGTCTGCCCCATGATCTCGTTACTACGTTTGGAGCCAAAATCGCCGGTAGCTACGGAACGCGCATTGGCCATAGGGCGCAGAGTGTCCCGAATGTTCTCGTACCCCAGTCGCCCGATCTCGTTTACCACCTGTTGCTGGTACGGGTCCATGTAGTCCTTGATCACGCCGGGTACGGTCGCCGCTCCTGTGGAGATGTAGGGGTTCGCTGCGGAATTCGCTGCGGAGACAGCCGAAAGATTAGAGGTCTTATCTATCGCCGTGCCAGCATCCGTCAGGTAGGGCTGCGCCGCTACAGCAGCACCGGGGACCGCAGCAGCCGCCGCCGTTTGCAAAGGAGAAAAACCCGCGACCGATTGTTCGGGGGTCCGCTCCAGCGCTTTCGTCCCGGTCTGCGCCAAATCCGAGAGGTATGTGTTATACCACGACGGTCCGCTGGTAACGTCCGTTTTGGTAGTCGTAATATTTGGCAGTGCACTGCCTTGGAACAGATCAGCCATTATGCGATACCTTTCATATACTCCAGAGGCGATTTAGCCTTGGGTGGAATTCCGTCGATCGATGCCGATCGCTTGTGTTTCCGGATTTTCTGCCGCCATTTGTCCAGAATCTCGGCCCCACGCTTGTTCGACCCATCGCCCAGTGCTGCTACGATCTCGGCATCGAACACATATTCGCCATCCGCGAGTTTAGCATCAATGAGGTCATCTTGTCCACCCCCCGCGCCTTGCACGTAGTGGGACCCTTTGTGTGGTACGTCACCACCCTGCGCGGCCATAAGGGGTGAATTCATGACTTCGCCACCCTTGGCGTACACAGAGCTGGGATTTTTGTACGGCTGAATGATCGAGCTAAAGCTTGGTTCGTACCCGTACGAGTAGTAGTTAGCCTCGGGCTGTAGGGATATTTCTTCCTCGCGACGCGGGGTGGCTGCGGCCAGTGGTGATGTGGAGTACATATCTTCGGATTCCTCTTGTCCGGGCAGGTCGGGTTCGGTAGCTGACAATGGGTCGATGAAACTGACAGGACGCCCAAGGCCACCCACCCAGCTACCGGGCATTTTACCAAGGGTTGAACCTTGCGCCTTTTCGGTCCCCGCTGCTTGAAGAGCGGAAGTGGGGGACGCGGCACTCAGGGGATCGGGGGAGGCCGTGGGATCGCGTTGGCCAGGGTCACGGGGGGCTGGGTCGCGAGGGCCTGAGGGAGGTTTGGGCTTGGGTCCTCGGGGCGGGGGTATCTTGGACCAAGGGATATTCTTGTACCAAGGGTCGGTTTTAGTGTCGGTTCCATCGGTGGTGCCGGTCCCGAATTCGTAGCCCGATGCTGCGGTGTTAAGCAACCCGTTGTCCACCATGCGGGTAATCTCGTCCTCGCTTAGTGCGTAGGGGTCGCCATTCTCATTCATCCCGATGCCGGTGCCGTCGTCGTAGATGTAAACCCGATCGGTTCCTACCTGTTGATACCCGACTGGGAAGCCACCACGCTCCTCCATAATGCTTTTCATCGCATCATTGAAGCTATCCATGTTCTCAGCTTCACCGCCGCCGAAGTCCTGGATCGAGTATCCTTCGAAGTCGGGCTTCACATCGAACGGTGACAGTTCGGGTTCGTAATTTACGAACGCGTCGTTGCCTGTATATACACCCATATACACGCCTTGCGAGCTGTACATGTGGTAGCTACCATCCGGATTCGGGATACGGAAAGAGCCGTCGCCGCTCTGGTAATCAGCCAAATCCTTGGTGGTTACAGCGCTTCTGGACCCCAGATCCCCGATGTCTGGAGCAACCCCTGTGACCCATGCATTTGCGTCAGCGTCGTAGTAAGTCTTACCAGCTCCGGAGGCTTGGTCGGCCATTACCTCTTCTAGCGTCGCCAGCCGGGTGCCGGGAGCTGCGGAGTATTCTTCCGATCCTTCCTGACCACCGAACAACGCGTCGCCAGCGTCCCGGCTCAGGGCGGGTTTCTCGCCCACTTCGGCATCCCGCCCCAGCATCGTCTTCGCGTATCCATCAGCGAATTCCCGGGCCTCATCCTCCGATTTACCCCTACTTACCGCGTATTTGTACGCCCGATCTTGTGCGTCGTAGTACTCCGGGTCTGTGGAACGTAAATCGCTGCTGTATTCACCCAAAGACTCAAGAGCGGCAAGCTCCGAGGTGCGCTCGCCGGTGAGTGCTGCAAGATTGTCAATGCTGTCGGGGTCGAGGCTGTACTTTGCAGCAAAGGCACGGGCCTCTTGCGCGGTGGTTCCCAGTGGGTCCGCGAACGTGTCGAGTTCGCCCAGCACCTCGGACTCAGTGCGTTGTTGGATGTATTTGTCGAGTTCTTCCCGTGTAGGGTCTGGAATGCCTTGCGCTAAATACTGGGCACGGGCTTCTTCTTCGATCACTGCGAGAGGGTCAGCGTAGGAGGAGATGTCGCGGGACGCGTCCGCTTCGGCCTTATTTCCGACGTAGTTTTTAAGCTCCTCTTCGGTCGGGACATACCCTTCCGTTTTGAAGAATTCGGTAGCCTCATCGACCATTGTGGCCAATGGGTCATATCGCGCTTGAATCGCTGCCAGCGCTTCTTCTTCGCTTCGGTTGCCCAAGTATTCTTGAATCTGCTCTTGTGTTGGCGTGTAACCCTCTTTACTGAACGCCTCCGATGCTTCTTCCTCGGTTACGGCTCGAGGGTCTGCAAAAGTGGCGATGTCGCGTGTCGTATCGGCTTCGGCTTTATTGCCTACGTATTGTTGCAGCTCCTCCGGAGTAGGGGTGTAGCCTTGCGTTTCGAAGAATTCAGCGGCTTCGTCAGTCGTTGTGGCCAACGGGTCATATTTGGCACGAATCTCGTCCACCACATACGATTTGCTTGGGTCGCTTATGTATTCTTTAATCTGCTCTTGCGTTGCGCTGTAGCCTTCTTTCTCGAGCGCGTCCGACACCGTCTGGTAATTTTGGTATTGATTATTTGTATCGATACCTAGCTTGTCCGCAGCTTTGAATGTCTTGGAATCGGTGAATCCACCCTCTGCAGCGGCTTGCTTCTGCCAGGGGTTTTCGAAACCCTCAGCGAGGGCTGCCTTTGAAGCTTTCTGGATAGACTCACTCAATGCATCGTTAACGAGCTTGGATGCCGCTGATTTGTCGCCCAGAACCAACTTCACGCCGTTGAGAGCAGCGGCTTGCTCTTTTTTCGTCAAAGACCCGAAATTCGGGGTGTAGGCTTTAGCTAGATATTCTAAGCCAGCATCCGACACACCCGATGCGATGATTTCGCCGACGGTGGCTTTACCACCTCTTGCGGCGTTGGCAACGATGTTCGCGGATATGTTACCCGCTGCTTTGCCAACGGCCACAGAATTGGTCGCACCAGTAACTCCGGTGGCTGGGACTGTGCCACCTGTAATGTCTCCAGTGACCGGATCACCGGTCACGTAATCACCCGCCGCGCTTGCCGCTGCGGATATGATGTAAGCTTTTGCACCTTCTTTAATTATGTCCTCAGGAGACGTATCTTTGCTTGTTACTTTGGCTGTCGCTTGTATATACGGTATATACTTTAAGGAAGCGCCCCCTGTGTACGGAGCCGCCGCAATACAGGCTACGATAGCCGCGTATTGAAGGGGGTCTTTCTCCGCTGCTTTACCAATAGCGTGTACGACATCCGATACTTCCTTAACAGCACCAGTTAATCCGATATCTTTAGCGAATTGGGTAGCTTCGCGGCTCACAGCTGATATTCCGACGGTTTTGTCGAAATCTGACAGGGCTTGACCCACTGAGGCGGTTACACCAGATACGGCTTTCGCGGTTCCAGCCGTACCACTGTCTGTACCTAAAGTTCTTGAGGTTTTATCTAACGCTTGCTTAAACCAACTCATATCATGCGCCTACTGCGGGGTTGACGACATTAACCACGGATTCTACCCAGTCGTACCAGTGCTCGAAAGCGTAGGGGTCCGGAATCGCTTCGTTAGCGAGCAGTTCAATACCCTTGAACCCCGTTGCCCATAACCGCCACTCATTTTCATCATCCGGAATCGCGAGTTGCTGGTTCGCATACAGCTCGCACATGAGGCTCGCCCAGGAATCCCAAGTGTGGTAACGGGGGTCGTAAACGAGTGCGACAGCCATCAGTAAGGCCTGACATCGCCGGTATCGGCGTTGAGCAGTAAGCGACCGAGCTGGTAATTACCGCCCTGCACATTACTGCGAAAACGAAGGCGCAGCTCGCGACGCTGCTCGCGGAGATCGATCCGTCCGGTAGTCTGGTCGAAGAAGTACGGCCCGGTGATTATATCCTCGGATTGTGCGAAGGGGCGACCGTAGACGTACATCTCCATCTCGCCAGTCATAATGAAATCGGGTTCAATGCGTTCGATGTGCAGCCCAATGTTGTCGCCCGTGCTACCAGATTCGGATGGTCCCCCGGACACCCACCCAAGGTTGTTGGTCTCGAAGTAACTATCGATAGCGTTTTGTATATCCCCAATGATCGCGTCGGTGCCCAATTCGTGCTGCCACAAATTAATCCGATCCTCCGGAGTGCTGAACGTCAAAGTCTCCGTCACTGTCGCTGTGGCCGCTTGCGACAGCGTAATAATCTGGGTCCAGATCGCGGTGATCGGAACCGAAAACCCACTGCCCGTACCCCCGATGGTCGCCGCCGTAGCACTCAGGACATCGCCAATAATGTACCCCGCACCCAGTGTAGTGATAGTAACTGTAGTCACCGCAGCACCCGCCACCACTATGGTAGCCCTGGCTCCGAACCCAGTGCCGCCGGTGAGCGCCACGTTAGTGTAAGTACCGTTGGTGTACAAAGAACCTCCGGTAATCGCCCCGAGTGTTTTGATACCGCTCGATGTTATATTGTTAACCACCGTGTTGCTCGGAATACTCGCTCCGGTAACGACTTGGCCAAGCTCTACATCGCCGTTGTAGGTGTCGCTGGTAAGGGTGGCATTACCCGAGATCAATGCATAACTCGCTGAGAACACTATTTCGGTGGGGATTACATCCCAGCCAGCATTGACGGGGTATTGGAACACCTGCGAGAAATACCCTGCCGAGCGTCTTGCGCCATTGGCTTCCCCGGCATCGTACCAAGTACCTTCGCGCACGTTGTAGATGATTGCGTCCGTGCATTCGGTAGCGTCGCCCCGTGGGTAAAACCACCAAATCTCCCCGAATCGCGGGACCTTAGTCGCCCACACTTTTTGGCGCTGCGCGTAATTGAGGTTATCAAAGAAGTAATTCTGGTTCATGCTATTGGGGACCTCTTTGGCCACACCGTTGTAAAGCATGAATCGGTCAACCGCAATCCAGTAGTAAATACCATCGTACTCGATTGCGCATTGACTCGAAAGTATCGACGTCTGGCTTGTAATTATGTCGTAGCGCCAAAACGCGGGTGGTGTACCCACGCCCCCAATGTAGGACACCCGGATCAGCGAATCAATCGACCAGAAAAGCCCGGATGGGGCGTTCGAGCCGCCACGCACCGGGAGACCTTGCACGATCTTGCCAGTAGCCACGTTCGTTTCGTTCGCTTCGGCGCTGACCCAGTCATCAGGGTCTCCTGCTGCGCAGTTGCGGATGAACCCGTCGTTACCGTACACGAACACGAAGGGATGGAGCACCACAACGCCACCCGATACGCTGACCTCGTTATCGATAGTCAGGGTGGAAGCGCCAGTGATGGTAGCGGCGTTCGAAATAGTAAAGCTCGTCGCGTTAATCACACTCGTTACTGTAGTACTTGCCGGGATGCCCGTTCCGGTCACGACTTGACCCACGCCGATGAGATCAGTGTTGGCCACGGTAACGGTAGTGGAGGTAGCCAATGTAGCAGCAATGGTAAAAACGCCGATCGGGAGGAGCGTGGATCCCGCGATATTCCCGAAGAGCACCGGAGTGTTGGTGGTGCTGTCGATCGCTACGAGATTCTGGCCCGGGTGCGCGACCACGGTGTTCACAGCGCCTTCCCGGTTGTAGAAACCGTCGAATTGCCACAGGTTCAACGCGCTGGCCGTAAAGCTGTTCAACGTGAACACGGTAGCCCCCGTGCCGATGCCGTTCTCGTCGATCACGACCGTTTGCAATCCGTCGCTGTGGCCGCTAAAAATAGAGGTAAAATTGTCTTGTGCGTTAACCCAAATGCCACGGGATGGGCCGATAAGATCCGCGCTGATCTGCTTATAGCCCCGGATTTTCCTTGGGCGACCGCGCTGGAAGCGCACCCAAAGACCATCGGTGTAGAATTCTTTGTCGAACACCGTACCATCCCGTTGAATACCGGGTTTAGTATCGAGTGTAAAGACCTTTGCAGTCATCAGTATGTACCACCGGAGACGCCGCCAGTGAATGTGCCAGTACCCGCGTAGGTCAGCCCCGTAGCGGTAAGGGTCATTCGCAGAACACCGAGAATCGCCACGTTCCATTGACCCGAAGTGGCGCGGAACATGCCGGTGGTGGGTTCGCTGCTGTAGTACAAGGCGGGTTGCCCGACGCTACCATCGATCAAGCCGATAGAGGAGGAACCGGCAAGGACGGTGTTGGCGTTAAGAATGTTAACCGAATCGCAAACCAACGTGGCTTGCTGATTTGCAGCGATCTGGGCAACCGATGCGCCGGACACACCAGTAGAAATCGTCACTGTGTAGTTAGCAACCGTCCCTACTGTAGCATTTTGCACGTAGTAGACTTGGATGGTCTGCGGCACGATGATCGTCACATTCCCGGTAAGCGTTCCGGTGAATTTCTGAATCACATTTGTTGCCTCAGCCGAGGTTAACGTGTACGTGCCGCTTGTTACCGCTTTGGTGAGCTGCGTGAAATTGAACTGCGAATTCTTGCCCAGTCCCACCGTATAGAATGCAGTACCGGAGCACACAACAATCGCAGAATCTCCACCCTGGAAAGTAACGGTGATCGAGCCGTTAAGCAGATCCGATCCGTTGGTATTGACTGCCAGTGCACCAGTACCGGAATTGCGCACCAGTACAAACCAGTTCTCGCCCAGCGTTGCTGCCGCATCGAGTGTTAATGTACCCGCACCACCAGTCCATACTAGTGTTTCGGCTCGATCGACACTGGTTGCCGCCCTGTCCGATGCAAAAGTCGTAACGGGGTGCGATTGGTTCAGAGTCTGTCCAAGGGCGACTAACCCATAGCCAGCCAGCGTTGCAGCATCCGCACCGGAGGAACCGATGCCAAAGGCGATAATACCCCAAGTACCGGCGGTGGTAGCATTGGTGATAACGTAGATGTACTGGGCTTCCCCCGCAGCGACCGTTACAATAGTGTTCGCACCGGAGTAGTCTTTTACCGTTACAGCGACAGCGCCGACGTTGCGGATCAGTGCGTCTTGACCCACGGATGTTTGGTTCGCCGGTGGCATCCACAGCTCGTTCGCGATGGAAGCGGTGGACACCTCCATGATGCGAGCAGCTGCAGCGTCGTCGGTAGTACCATTGATTGGCCACTCCAACTGCAAGTCGGTGGTCAGGATGATGCGGCGGTAGGAAACGTCGGTTGGCTGAATGACGTTACCAGTAAAGGGGGAATTGTAACTCATGAATCAAGTACCGTTGCTTGTCGGTCACCAATACGGGTGAGATCCTCGCCCTTGAGCACTCGCACGATCTCGTCGTACTCGGCTTTCCACATCGGGAGTCGGGCGTCATTTTTAAGGTAGGGCATAGCCTGGAGGAGCGAGCCGTAGAGCATAGCTTGAGGTGAATATTGGGTGAACCAGTTCGTCTGGTTACTCGAATCCAGCGGCTGCGCACGCTCGTAGTACAGCACCTCGAAATCGTAGGCTAGCGCCGGGGTGGGAGCCACAAGCCAGTGGGTGTAGTCGTAGTCGCAGTAGTACTTGGGGACTTCCGTAGATGTGGCGTTGGGCCAATACTCACGGAGGTACTCGTACTTGCGCAGAAGCACCGGCTGGCGCTCCCCGGCTACTGTAATATTCATGGACACGGTCTTGCGCCACCGAGCCGGTTTGTCGATAACGTTGGCCCCGATCGTCATCGTGCTGGCGTTGACGGTAAGATTGCCTAGGAATTTGATGTCGGCAGCGAGTTTTTGCTCGCAGAGCATAATGAAGAGCGGGATCTTGGCCAGAGTGGCTGCGTCGATACGCTCCAGATACTGCTGGATGTCTAGCACTAGACTATCGTAAGTCATCACTACAGCAGTAGTCATATAGTTATCCTCTATCGATCAGTGCATCAGATTTTAACATGTATTTCGTTCTAGAGTCAAGCTCCTACATTTCTTTCGAAGTGTGGGCAATCCACCAGCGACTTGAAGTTGCCGCCCCACCGGTTTTTAGGGTGGAGAGACTCCCAGTAGACACCCAAAGGGGCGAGAATACCCTTGTCCCAAATGATCTGCCCGTCCTTGAAGAAGTTCAGATCGATCGCGCAGCGCTTGAGGTGGATGGAGTTCAGAGTCTTGGAGCGACCGGTTTTAACGTAGATTGCTTGCTGTTCTGGGGTGCGAGCCAACTCTCCTCCAGTGACTACAAACCCCTGCTCTGTAGCGTGCTGGATAAGCTTGCAAGCGTCGAGGAGAAACGCGGCTTGTTCTTGGCTAAGGCTCATTTTTTGCTCCTCATGTCTGCCAGCTTCTCTACTGTCCGACCACCAAAATATGCGAGAAAGATAATTTGGCCCCACTGGCCCAACAGATTAACATAGCTTTCTTGCGCGTTGAACCCAAAGGCCGACATCATGGTGAACAAAAAGAACGCCACAAAAATGGCAATTAGGGCCATTGGACGGATGTTCTTGGACAGCCAAGAGTCGGAAGACATATCGGCCTTCCAGCGGTCGGTCACATTATTGTCTTGGCTGGCCTGTGCCGCCAGCAGGGCTTTCAGTTCTTCCTGCTCCAGTCGAGCTTTTTCGATACCCAGCTCCAGCAGTCGCTCTTCGTGATCGTACTGGAGTTGGCGCAGCTTGGCGACCTCAACATCAGTGGGGTTGTCGGAGATCTTGACACCAAGAGCGTTCTCGACGACTTCCTTGCCTTTTGCCTGGATAGCCGAGGACAGAAGACCCAGACCATTCTGGGCCAGAGTGCCGAGTAGTGATGCGACGATTGGGATCATGATTACCCTTTTAATTCGAAACTAAGGTTCGCGTGACGCGGGTACTGTACAACACGTTCCCCTTCGGGGCACTTGTACTTGATGGTAGCCAGCAAAGTCGCTTTACCGCTCGCGATTGCCTCTTTTCTCACCATCGTGAGCTGGTAGGTAAATGTGTCGATTTCGGGTCCGGCTGGGCCGCTGAATCTACTTGCGGTGGTGGTTGCTTCATGCACCATACCCGCTGCATCGCGGATGCTCGGCGTGAAGCTCTCGACAGAACAGTCGTCGCGCTTCTTGATCCGTGCCACGGTGACGCTGATCGGCTGTCCAGCCTCTGCTACGATTTTAAAATGCTCTGGTGACCACTCCAGAATAGCCCTATCGAACCAACCGAATTTGTCGGCGAGCGTGTAGCTGCCTCCCAGTGCTGCGACGCTGGCAGCAACGGCTCCGATAGCTTTGGTCAGATCAATCATTAGATCCCCAGCAGCTTTTTGACGAATTCCCCAGCCACCCCCGGGCCGAACAGAACGGCGATCAGAAGTACATACAGGAGTATCTCGATCTTGTTAATCCGTTTGTCGCCATCGCGCAGTGAACGATCGATCGAGTTGTACCGCTCAGTACAGACAGCCTCATGCACGGCCAAACGGGTGTCTAGGGAATCCGACATCGGGTTACTCCGCTGCTGGCGCGTCTTCGGCGGGTGCAGCAGGTGCAGCTTGAGCCTGAGCTTCCTGCTGAATGCCGCTGATCAGTTGCTGCACTTGGACCCAGGGTTGATTACCCAGGTATTGCAGAATAGCGTTGACCAGCT